CAAAGGAGGTGCACCATGACATAGAGAGGAGGTGGTGCACCGTGGGAAACAAAGCCGGTCATAAAGGCGGTATCGGTAAGCATAAAGCTTATCAGTCATACAAGAACAAGGCTTATTACGCTCATCAGTTCTTGGTGACAGAAAGAAACAAAGAACGTCGTCGTTCTAAAGCTGAAAGAAGAAAAGGCCGATAACCTTTTCGATTGAAAGGAGGTGATGACCATGACAGAAAAGGAAACGCCGGAAGCGAGCGTACTTGATGCTGTTCGGGAGCTGACGAAAGAGATCGCCGGGCTCAAGAAGGAGATCTTCAAACTCATGGAGAAGATCGAACTATGGAAAAAAAGCGGAAAGTTTTAAGACCTAAGCCTACTTTCTTCCCTCCGGGAGGAAAAAAGATGCTTGGATACAAGCTTCATTTCAACGATCCAAACCCACAACAAAAGCACAGAGCCAATACGATGATGTGCGTTGTGTGTAAGGAATATGTTGAGTATTGGAATTGGGCTCATTGTGTCAGCGGTTATTATCCGATGTGCGATTCGTGCTTTGACAGGCATAAATGGATCGTATTGCATGTTCCACATGTCGGATTGCCAGAAAGTGACCAAAAAATAGCGCAAAGTATTGCAAAGGAATATGTTACAGAAACAGAGTCAAAACAATGATTAACATATTGAGCCACAATAAGTTACATCGAAAAAAGGGTGCCTTAAGAGGTTTTAGAAGGGTAGGGTAGCCTGAAGGTGACATCTGAGCACAAAATTGAAAGGAGGCATTGATGTCCAAGGAAGCGTTAAAAGAGGGCTTGATGGCGTTTGAAACGAGCCCGGACAGCATCAACAGGGGGATCTCGTTTGTGATCTATGCTGATCCCGGGGTGGGCAAGACGACTCTCGCAACAACTTTACCTGAAGGGGAGACGCTCATTATCAACAGCGAGGCGGGTTTGGGCCCGCTCTTAGGGACCAAGCACATCGTCTTCAACATCCTGAAGGCGATCAAGGATTACGAGATCGAGGAAGTGGTCGACAACATCTACAAGTTCCTGCGCACGGAGAAGCACGGGTTCAAGTACGTTGTCATCGACAACCTGTCCGAGCTCGAGCAGCAGCTTATTCTCAACCTCACTATGAGAAGGGGTAAGGAAACACCCGAAGTCAGGGAGTACGGCGACGTGGCCTTCAAAATGAAGGAGTGGTGCCGTCTCTTCCGCGACCTGACGTATCAGGGTATCACGGTCGTCTTTAATGCATGGGAGTTCCCGTTTGAGATCAAGAACGTGGACGGCTCCATCGTGACCAAGACATTCCCGTTGATCGGCAAGAAGATAGCACCTCAGGTTTGTGGGGTGGTCGACGTGGTTGGTCATCTGGAGGTCCACGAGAAGAGCGGGAAGCGCTGGCTGCGGTTTGGTCCTTCGGATCAGTACGTGACGAAGAGCCAGTTCAAGGGACTCGACAACGCGGAGCCCGCGGACTTCCCCACGATTATTGCTAAGCTTTACGCGCATAGTTATGCGAAGGAGGGATAATGCCTACTAATACTTCTGGTAATCTTTATGAGTTAGTTGCTTATCAACAAGCAATGCAACAGCTACAAAACCAGCAATATGCACCGGGAATACCTATCCTTACCTCTGGGGCTAGTTCGATTCCTAATTCGACTCCATGGATTATTTCAGGAGGCAGCTCAATCTTAAGCAGTTCAACTTCAAGCAGTTCAAATTCAGCTTCGCCAGAAACTTTTGATTACGATACATATCCAGAACCAACACCAAAAAAGAAACTCAGCAAGATGGATCAAGCCATCGAGGATGCGGTTAAAGAACTAAGGGGGTAACATGAAGATGAACTGGGAAAAAGAGGGCGCGGGCGGAGATTTCCAAGTATACCCGGAGGGCACGTACAAGGTCAGCATCAACGATTACGAACCTGTCACGGCATCAACAGGGACGAAACAGATCAGATGGAAGGCGACGATCATGGAGCCCAAAGAATATCTTGGGAAGCCTGTCACGCTCCACACCGCGCTCACGGATAAGTCGTTGTGGAAGATCGCCAGGCTCGTGAAGGCGTGCGGGTTCGATCTGAAGGCACTTGGGACTCAGGAAACCGGGAGCCCGGCCTTCTACAAGATCCTTGACTCCTGTAAGCGCCGAACATCCTTCTGGCATATGGCTGTCGTTATGGACAATAAGGGGAAGGATAAGAACGAGATTGATGACTTCAAGACTGACCCGGATCAGGCCGCGGACTGGTCGGAAGAGAAGATCGATGACGAGCCGGAGTTCTTGAAGAGCTAATCGGAGTGGAAAATGAAAGAAACGTATTATTTTCCGCACGATTATAATGCTACCCAAGACGTAAAAATGCTTGCCTTGCTTCATAAGTGTGGTCTTGAAGGCATTGGAGCATACTGGATAATCGTGGAAATCCTTCACCAACAACCAGATGGGAAAATAACACTCGAGGTATTTCATAGTGTTATTGATATGCACACAAGTGACTCATCCCATTCTCCTGAAGCATGTTCCTACATATGTTCAACACTTGTTTCAACAGGTCTTTTGCAGAAAGACGAAAACTACGTTTGGTCTGATCGCGTAATGAGCAACAAGAAACATAGAGAAGCTGTTTCTAAGCAACGTAGCTATGCTGGCAAAACCTCTGCAAAGAAAAGGTTTGGAACAAATGTTCAACGACCACTAGAACAAGTGTTGAACAATATAAAGGAAAGGAAAGGAAAGGAAAGGAAAGAAATAAAAGAAATAAGTACTTATGACGGGTTTATTAAGACTCTCAAGGATATGCCTGTTTATAAAAAACTGGATATCGATAGAGAATTAGCCAAGATGGATGCTTGGCTTATTGCTAACCCGCGCCGTAAGAAAACCAAGGGGTTTATTTTATATTGGCTCAATAAAGAGCTTGATAAGGTGGGATATGAAGTCAAAGAACCAGAAGGCCGATACCGAGAACTTTGAACGTTGGGCTTTCGAACATATTTACCAGTTTTGGATTGCGCAAGACGAATGGCGAAATTCTAAAGACATAAGATGTATGGAGAAGCTTTATGAAACGTGTAATAAGTCTTTGAAAAAGTCAGTCAAGCAAGGTCTGGAGCTCCTTTATGCAGAACGAAGAGATATCAGATCTCGAAAAAATAATATGCAGCGTCAAGCCGGTAAAGGAGTTCTTAGGTGGAATTGAGACGGAACTCAAGAGCAGGGGAGAAGATCCGGAGTTTCCGATCCGGTCTCTCCCGTTCTTGAACCGTAAGATCTGGGGCCTAAGGCGGGGTCTCACGGTCATCGGCGCGCGCACGAGTATGGGCAAGAGCGCGCTCGGTCTTCAGTTCGCTCTTGATCTGGCTAAGCAGGGTAAGAAAGTTCTGTTCTTGTCATTGGAGATGACCGTGGAGAGTATGGTCGAACGGTTATTCTGCAACGAGTTGGAAGTGGACAATTATGAACTCTTGACCGGGAAGCTCAAAGAAGACGTCGCTTTGCAGGCCAAGTGGGATTGTTTTAAGGGCAGGATGGAGAAACTGGAATTCATCCTGACCTGCGGGATCGGTAAGACGTTCGAGGAAGTCAATCAGATCATTGAGAACTTTGATGCGCTACCGGAGATCATCTTCGTTGACTACGTTCAGGCGATCAAAATAGAGAATCGTGAACGGGAGAACCTGAACGAGTACATCCGGAACTTCCGGGAGATCTGCATCAAGAACAAGATCGCCGGGGTCGTCTGTTCTCAGGCGAACAGGCAAGTCTTTGATGAGGAGAAAAGGGAACCGACGCTGGCGAACCTGAAGTCGTCCGGGTTCCTTGAGGAGCACGCGGACACGGTCCTCCTGCTCCACTATCCGTTCGCCGTTGACAACAAGAAGCCGGAGTCAGAATACAAACTGATCCTGGCGAAGCAGAGGAACGGCAGGACAGGAGAGCATTGGCTTTTCTTTAAGCCGCACTTCTACAAGTTCATCGACAAGGAGAAAGAAGAATAATGGGTGAGAAGTCGCGAGGTAACTGGAATATCCGTTGTTGTCTTAAGGATTGTATCAACAAAGATAAATGTGAATCGTGTGTGCGTTGGGATCAATACGAGCCAGAGGAGAGAAATGAAGACAGAAAAAATAAAACACAAGGATGATCATGTCTTTGGATTTCCTTATCAGATGACGGATTGGTTCAAAGATAGGGAGAGTCTTGATTGCTACATTGAACCTTTTGTCAAATACAATGACGAGAGTTACGGGCGCATCGTCAAAAGTCCTGTGGGTTACAGCATCTATACGAAAGGCCAGCGTTACAAACCTGCATCTTACGTGGGGAAACCAAAGCCATGACTATCACTATCACGCCTCAGTCGTTGACGATCTTGGTTGAGATTCTTTTTTGCGTTTTTACTTTCCTGATAGGTTTTGCCATCGGTTATATAGTTCGAGATACATACGGAGAGGATAGGTGAGCCATGACTAAAGATTTGGAGTCAACCCATGACTAAGCCGAGCTTGAGGGAGGAGATAGAGAAGATATTGAACGAATGGGGATATGAAACAGATAGGAAACATGGAGAAGTCACAAGAGCCATCCTCTCTGCGGTGAAGGCAAGGGTGCCGAAGAAGGAAAAGGATGGAATAAATGTCAGTATCGGTGGTTTTGGAAGTTCGGTTTACGACAGCGAGTCTATTAGGTGTTATGTGAGAGGCTATAACCAAGCCATCGACGATTTCATAAAGGGGTTGGAATGACCTGTTTTATTGGGGCAGAAACACTTATACCAAAAACGAAATTAGCACGGCGTCTTTTGAGGATATGGAATTCTAATGGCAAGCGTTATCCCTGTGTTTGTTTTGTGTGTAATTTTTGCGGCAAAAAATATTATAACACATCGTATTCAATCGTAGATGCAGGATTATCTTGTAAGAAATGTGATGTAGTTTAACCCTTCGGCATCGGAGGAAAAGATGAACCAAGAACAGACGACGCAACTTATCAAATTATTTTTCCACCGTTTGCGATGTTTTGAGTTATGGAGTCCATGTGGGATGGTTGTGAGGACTCGTGGTTGGTTTCCAGAAATGGTAAGGTGCAAGTGTGGGAAACTATACCATAAACCTGATACTTGGACTGGAGAACTTCCTAAAAACCATAATGAACATTTTTGGATGACTACAAATAGAGGAGAACGGATAGGATAACCCTTCGGCATCGGTGGCGTTCTGGGAAAACGCTGTTTCCATAGTGAACAGGCAATTACTATGGCGGAAGCCCATTAAAACCGATTAGGGACGACGACCATTAAAGCAGGTTCGAATCCTGCCCGATGTCGAGGGTTCTGGTTCGGTGTAGTTCTAAACAGCCTTGTTATCAGGTCATGGGAGAATAAGGAACTGAAGGAGTGAATAATCCCACACCGTTCCAGATAATTTGAGAGGAGAACATGGTTCTTATAGCACTTGTGGTGATTGTCTTTATTCTATCATGTTGTTTCTCTGATTGGGATATTTTATTCGTCCCTATATTGGCCATTTTGACGGTGTTGATGATATTAGACATGGGGTATCGACTTTGTTGTAAATAATTTGAGAGGAGGGGGGGAGGGGGAGATGTGCGGACAAGACGTGATGAATCAAATTCGTAGGGAATGTTTTGCCGCAGGATTTTATTCAGGACTTGCGGTGGGGATAATCTTTATGTATTTAGGCTTACTTTTGTTTTCGCATTGACCACCCAAACGACAAGGGGAAGGACAACCATGAGCATACGAGAGATATTGGTTAATCTGTGTGACACTTTGCGTTATGAAGATGAGGGAGAGCATTACGAATATCCAGATATAAAAGTGGAAGTTGACCAAGCCCTCCTCGCCCTCAAGGATGAGTTGATGGGGATGGTTAATGATGAGATAGATGAAAGAATTTCTCTGTGGAAAAGTCATGGAACGGAAGCCCCGTTAGCAGGAATTTATAGCCACCTAACTTTAACAGGAGAATTAGAAGTTATCCGCTCCCAAATAATCGCCGCCATCAACAAACTATGCGAGGAAAAATGAAGGGGAAGGACAACCATGAGCATACGAGAGATACTCACAAGTCTTAGGAATGATGCTTCTTGTTTGGGGAAAATAGACGTCGCCCCCTTTCTCCTTGCTCTCAAAGCGGAGTTGATGGGGATGGTGCCGAGTAAAAAAGAATTGCATGGCATAGTAGCTCTGTGCGGTATGGATGATGATTGTGAAATGACAAACAACCTTTGTGATGCAATTTTAGATAAAATCAAAGCCGCCATCAACAAACTATGCGAGGAATGAAGGACAACGGAGGGAAGATGGATCTTTCATTGGTAAGCATTGATGAGTTGAAAGAAGAGATCTGGAAGCGTTATGACTCGGTTGTTTTGATTGCTAAGAAAAATACCTCAAGTCGGTTCGAGGAGATCTTTTACCACTTCAAGGACAGGATGACTTGTGTCGGCTTGATGACGATAGCGATTCACAATATCTCAGAGAGTTATAAAGACCAGGTGGAGGAGGACACATGAACATGAACGATATGGCAAAAGAGATAACAAAAACGGAAGGCTTGAAGAAATCCATCAGCATCGCTCAGGTCAAAGAAGTGTTGCGTATCATCAATGCCATGACAGATGGGGAGTTGTATAAATTACTCAGGAGGATATAATGGCAGCAAAAGACTTCACCGCGGTGAGGATTCAGAAGCCAATACTTAAGATGATCAAGAAACAGGCGGCGCGGAACTTCCGGTCGATTCCGCAGCAGATCGCCTGGATGTGTGAAAGGACAAGTGGCAAAAAAGGAGTTTAAGAAGGGGCGCGCGCGGATCAAGCTTCATGAGCTGTGGAGCTATGTCGTCCGTTACCGGGACGGCTTTGCCTGCCAATGGTGCCTGTTTGACGACCGGAAGAACGTGAACCGTTGTCATCACGCGCACCATATCGTGGCCCGCGCTCTCGGGAAGACGGCCGGATCTTATGAGCTTGACAATGGTGTAACATTATGTTATCATTGTCATATAGACCGGATCAAGAACGAGCCGGACGAGTATATCGCTTTCCGGGATGCCTGGTTGTCCGGGGTCGTCGATCCTTGTCCACTTAACGATTTCAGCGTTGACATCGAGAAGTATCCGAGGTTACGTGCCAAGTACCAGAATCAGATCGTTAAGTTCACCGAAGCGTTCTACGTGGAACATTGGAAGATGTTGATCGCGGAGTTGGAAAGATTGGGAGGCCACTATGAAAAAAGTAAGTGAGTTTGGCGATGTTATTGCGAGGCGCGCCACCGATCATGAGCTGTTGAAGCTCATCATGGTCAGGTTGTTCGGTCGGGTAGGGACAGAGAACTACATGAAGGAAGATTGCAGCAGAGAAGAGGAGTTTCTTGCGGATCTGGTTAGGAGGCCATCGAACAAGGAGATCAGCAAGGCGATCGATGACTGCGCTAAGGAGATAAAGTTATGATGTGGTTTCTTATCGGGGTTATCGTTTTGGTACTTGCCATCCTGGCAGATTTGTGGTTGGACTAACCGAGTCTGATGGTTATGAATTATGATATTAAAAGAAAGGCGTCAGATAGATGCCTTTCCTTCTATGACAGTTCTTTCACCGCGTTCTCTATGGCCTGAGACAATTCAAGAAACAAAGTTGGCTTGTTATCCACCTTCTTATAGGTCGCCTTGAATTGTGTTTGGTTCTGCAGGTAATCCTCCAAGTGTTTGCAAGTCCTATTCAGTTTCCATTGCCAGCATTCGCAATAAGTCACTCCATCATTCCCTCGGATGATGCGATATTCTTTTCCAGGCTTGGATCTACTTGGATAGGCTTTTAAAACAGTTCCCATTTTTCCTCCTTTCTTCTTGCAGATAGAAAAGAGGCGACAAGTCTTTTGTTCGCTTGTCATTGTTCTGCTCACTCGTGGCTCGCGAGTGCTCGCTTGTCGCCTCTTTTGTTTTCCTTATCTCATTGCTACTTCTTCTGAACACATGACGATGGTCCTTTCTGTTTTCATCATGGTGCAGGTGATCTTGGTGGCAGAAAGTTTGGCAAGCATTTTCAGATGGTCCTTTCCATCATGCTTTGTCATGCCAAGAACGAGTTTCTTGTGCCTTCTGTCATTGGGCAAGCGGATCTGTTTGTACATACGCTTGAACGAGATGCTGGAAGTATGTCCTCTGTCCATCAAGGTGACCCTCACGACAAAGAACTTGTCGATCGGAATCTGGTAGTGCCTTGATAACTTGGCGATATTGAACAGGAACCCTTCTTTGGAAGAGATCAACGGATACGATCCGCGAATGTCGGTGGGAGCGGAGTCGATTGATGCTGAGGTGATCCCTGTCTTCTTGAGATACTCTGGTATCGCCAACTTTTGCCTTCCCTTCCTGAGAGTGGCTCTCCATGCGATATGCGAGACATGGATGTCTTTCGGGAGAGAGTTCAGGAATTGCTTGAGATACAAGGTTCCAAGACAATACTGAGAGACATATGTCTTCTCTGGCTCTGTTACCTTCTTTGCTTTCATCTTATCTCCTTTTCTTTCCTGCAAACCACGCCCTCCAGCGAAAACGCGGCAATCTTTGTTCGCTCTTATTCGCTCACTCCTTTTGCCGCGTGGTTTCGCTTGCGGGCCAGGTTTGCTTACACCATTTTCAACCTCTTTGTCTTCTGTGCTACTGGAGCGACCGCTTCAGCAGGTATTCCCTCATTGAGATGCAGGAAGATTTTCTCTTCTTTGAACACACCAATCTCCAGGCCCCACTTATTCCCATTGAACTTGACAGCCCTGATATAGCCATCGCTGGCGATGAACCCGCGTGAACTCGTACAGAACTCACCGCGTGCGACCAGTTGCTTTCCATCCAGATATTCCCAGAGTTTCCTCATCTGGAACAGATTGGCCTGTGTCGCGCGCTCACGGTCAAAGTCCTTCTTCATTCCGTTGTCATCAGGACTCAACTCATAATACGCGGAGATCACATAGTTATCCGTATAGTTCGCCAAGGGCTGATACCCTGACACCTGGAACACCTTGGTTTGTGAGTTCTCGCTGACCTGTTCATCTCCATACCAGAAGGTCAACTCGGACTTACCATAGATCTTCCCATCCTCATCGACCCATTGCCTGGTCATCTCACCCTGCTGGATCACCTTGCCGTTGACCACGCTTCTTTCTTTGGCGATCTTTCCAGTAGGCGCCTTCGCAATAACCTCGGGACGATCAAGTTTAGACAGGTTCTCGAACCTGACATTCGCATTGATGTTGAGATTATTG